GCGCCGCGGGTTGGAGAACGCCAGATGGAACCGATGCGGCGTATTTTCTGTAAAGAACCCGTCACTTACCGACCAGATGCTGTCGGGTATACCGCTGGCTTCGTCAAAGATCAGCATCACACCGTCGAAGTTGTGGACACCAGCGTATGCGTCAGGGTTCTCTTCTGACCACAGCCGGCCTTCGACTGACCAGTAGCGCGTACCTTTCTTGAGGTCACGTTCGACCAGTTCCGTTAGCCACTTGGCTGGCATGATGCGTGTGGCAGCTATCTCAAACCAGTGACTGTTGAGCGACATCGCCAGCCACTTGGTTATTTCTGCCCATGTGACCGACCGCAACTGCGCCTCGGAGTTAGCCGACACGATGGTGGTTGATCCGATGCGTGATGACAGCATCCATATTGTTAGCCATGACACCAGCGCCGACTTGCCGATACCGCGCCCTGACGCAATCGCCAGCCGCGCAGTGCTGAAGTCAACCTTACCGTTGTTCTCTTTGATGTGGTCGCGCAAGTCAGCTAGTATCTGACGCTGCCATTTACGCGGTCCGGGAAAGTGTTCCAACGGTGTGCCTGCTTGGCCCCACGGGAATGTGTACAGTACAAACGCTAGCGGGTCATCTTTTAGGCTTGGCGACCACAGCCTCGCCATCAACTCCATCTCGTCTTGGGCTGAGTATATCGTCGTTTGCATGGTATGTGTTGTCCTCTAGTCGGGGCAGTTCTGTGTACAGCCCTTCGATGACGCGCGTCTGTGCTTTTTCCAGTGCGCCTGTGATGCTTATCTGTTGGTCGATGTTTACGTCGATCTGCTGCTTGGCTACCCAGCCGTGCTGATGCTTGAGTATTTCTAGCGCAGCCTTGCTGTCGCCATCGCGTGCCGCTTCGTACATCGTCTTGGCCGCAACCATTTCGCCATCAGCACGACCCTTGATCTCAGCCATTTCGACCAGCGGGTCAGACTCCGCCAGCACACGGAACTGCCGGGGTGTTAGGCCCGACGCCATAGCGAGGCTATCGCCCTTTAGCCCGTAGCGTGCTGCTTCGTAGATAGACTCTAGCCGCGACTCGGTGGCCTGCATCCGCTCTGGTGTAAATGGCAGTGAGTAGAAAGTCATTGGGCGTACTATAGTGTGTTGCATTCTAATATGCAAAAAAAATAAAAATTGTTTGCGACACCTGACACTGACAGACACACAACCGTCGGCCCTACCCCTCCCCATGCAAAGCAAAAGGCATTTGGTTTTGCGTTCTAGCTAGCGCGCGCGGCTAGCTGTGTTGCTGTGTTAATACAGCGATAAACGTTCTTGTTCTGTTCCTGCTGGAATTAGAATTGGCCTTTGTCATTCTGCTAACATTGGTGTCAGTAAAATGTTGAGGCTAGGTGCGTTGGCCCATTGCCATTTGGCTATGTTGCACCGCACAATAAAGGTAGGTCATTTAGGCTATGCAATCGACGGTCGAAAGCGTGCGAAATGAGGTGGCCCTCAAACTGTGTTAGTACCACAGGTAGGTCATTATTTTCAAAACACCTACTCGCTCGTAAAAAGCATACTACGTACCATATAGGTTATATATTTTATTATTCAGACATTTCACAGAAACTATGACTATTTAGCCTACCTTTCCCCAAGATGCGCTGTTTTGCGCCGTTTTCTGGTAGGTCATTTACCTTTCCAGAATAGCCTAACTTTTGACTATTTTGCCGAACTTGATCATAAAGTTATCCACAGATTTATTTACGTCAAAAAGGTAGGTCATAAAATAGTCAAAAGGTAGGTCATTTGTTAGGTCATCGTAAACTACCCTCAAACTGTGTTAATCTTTTTTATATGCAACACATTTTGTTGTTGACAGCATATGATTGAGGGTACATAAGAGGGCATCAACAACGCAATGGAGTGAGAACCAATGACACGCATGAACAAACTTAGCACATACAAAACCAGCGTAATGATTACAGGCGACCGTTTGACAGTTGTCTACGTATCGACGCCAATTGTCGAAAAGGTTGGCAACACGATCACGCTTGACAGTGGCGGTTGGGAGACTGTCACCACTAAGCGCAAGATGAACCAGACAGCCAACCAATATGCGCTTGGCTTCAGTGTATTCCAGAAAGCATACAAATGGTTTGTTACACTGCCCACAGGCGCGACCGTGCCATTCTTCGACGGCATGACGTTCGACCGTTACAGCGAAGGCGCAGCCGCATGATCGCGCATATCGCCGCCCTAACCCTATTCGCTGGCGCTGGTGCGCTGGCGATATGGTCAATCATCATCACATTAAAAGGACAATAAACTATGACTTGGACAATCGACGGCTGCATCTCAATGCAAAACCTAGACATCGTGCGCGGCGGTAACCGCATCGCCATGCTTGACTGTGAGAATGAAGCCTTATCCGACACCGACATTCTCGCCAACGCCCGCCTAATTGCCGCCGCGCCTGACCTGTTGGATGCGTTGGAAGCCGTTGACGCATACCTTGCGCCGCGAGGCGACGAAGAGGACGTTTACAACTATATCCGCGCAGTCATCAAAGGCGCTATCTCAAAAGCACAAGGGGCATAACATGACAAACCACGGTAGAACCTATCTCACCATGCTGTCAGACAGCGAACTTGTTCGCATGGCATTAGACCGCGACCATGAACTAGCCATAGTGCTAGCAGAACGCCTAAGCGAACTGTTGGACGTTGAAGCGCAGCTAGACGAAGCCAAGAACGAGATCGACGAACTGACTAACGAAACAAACATTTTGAAAGCTGAAGTCGGCATATTGCAAGCCTCGCTTGACCGCATCGACGCAGACGAATGATAGCGGTTCTAGCCGCCGCAGGACTGTTCCTGCTCACCCTGATATTAGAGGATTAATTATGACTATAGAACAAATTGCAATTGTGGCGCTGTTAGCCATGCAAGCCGTGACGTTTTTCTTGTTGTGGCGGACGCAGCAAATGGCTGAATGGTATTGCCGCGCATGGGTGCGCGACACGAAAGAATTGCTACACTGGAAGCAAAACGCAGTGATGCGCGACCCTAAGTCGGGCAAATACGTCAAGCGGATTAGAAGCTAATGGATCACGCAGTCAAAAAGCGCATCAAGCATTTGTGCGGGTACATCACCGACAAAACCGCTGTTATGCAACACGTCAACCGCGAGTTTAACATCAACCTGACGTTGCGCGACTTAGACGCTGTGGCAAAGGCTAAAGAGCGCCCAACACGCACCAGCCTAGAAGCCATGATGCCTTCGCCCCTGATCGTGACGCACAAGTGGAAGGGATACGACCCACTAGCCGTTGCGCTGTTCAAATACCATGCGGCACGGTCATTTGGGTCAGACCAGACCTATTGGCTGGCAAGACTAAACGACAAACGGGCGAAGCCCGACATAACAGTGGAACTATAATATGAGCAATCTTGACACTAAAGACCAAATGCGCGTCCTACGCACAGCGGCAAAAGCTATAAAAGAGCATGACCGCATCAAGGCAAAGCTGCGCCAGCAGGAAAATTATCTGTCACTTGTTTGTCAGGACTACGGCAACACACATAAGCTGTGGGGCGTCCGACCTGAGCATCTGCGCCAAGCCTGTATTGCGCGGGGACTGATAACGTGAGCCGACCTATGTTCTATCCAATGGGGACTATGGCTGTAGGCGATAGCGCCACCATGCCAGCAGACAAGCCCGGTATGGCAAAGCGCACTAGTCGCAACGTTAGCCAGTATGGGCAGCGTCACGGTAGCCATTTTATCTGTAGAACCAAGGATGGTTTGACCACCATAACAAGGATGAGATGACATGATTAAAGAACGCATTGAAGCACTACGCAAACGTGAACGGGTGTGCTGGGATATGTCAGAGGTGTTTCTACACGCCAAGGACGCACACGGCTTGCACGACATGGGCGTCGAAATCCAAGGCATACAGTGGGCGATCCGCGAACTGGAAGGGCTGCTACGCAAATGACCGACCAAAATGGATATATGAAACTGACACGCATTCCAGCGGTGCGTTCAGCTAAAGACCCCAACACCTTCACCAATCACCTAACCACCGCAAGCGGCGGGATAGGCGATAGGGTGACAGACGAAACTGCCACGCATTACATGGTGCATCACTTTTGGATTGAGGAAAAGAAATGACCAAAGAAATAAAATACCGCATCGACCCCAAGACAGGGCGACCATTGCATCTGCTTGGCGACCTTGCCGTTGTCCTGAACGATGACGGCTCGACAGTAACCGAGCATTACGACGAAAACGGCAGACTTTACAGAACCAGTTACAAGTCTGTCCCCTACCCTAAAGATTGGACACCAGAATGATCGATGATGATGACGCGCTGCCCGACAGATACACCGAGCGGGCTGAAGCTACCTTAGCCTATCGCCTGATGGAGCATCTCGCCTTCAGGGGTATAATAACCGACATCGAAGTCAGCAACCTGCGCTACCCGCCATGCGAGTTGATCGTAGACGCTGAAAAAGCATGGAGCGAACAATGACTGATGATGAACACACATTCTTAGATAAACTGCGTTCCGCATGGCGGAAAGTTATTGATGGCGATGGCGGGCGCTGCCCATGCTGCGACAGGTGGGGCAAGATTTACGCCCGCACGCTAAACGAAACTATGGCTAGGTCTGTGGTTTGGCTGGCGCACCACAGCGCGGACGGCGCATGGGTTGACGTGCCGAAGACAGGGCCGCGCTGGTTGGTTAGGTCTAACCAGTTACCAACGCTGCGCTGGTGGGGGCTTGTCGAACGTATGTATAACGAAGACGATCCGACCAAGAAGCATTCCGGCTACTGGCGCGTGACGCAAAAGGGTGTTGAGTTTGCGAACAACCGCCTGCAAGTCCCAAAGAAGGTTTACACCTACAACGCCGAAGTCGAGGGCTTCAGCGAAGAATTGGTGACAATCAAGGATTGCGTCGGGAACTTCGACTACAGCGCCGTAATGCAATAGCAGACAAAGAAAAGCCCCCGGCGGAGTGAGGACGCCGGGGGCTTAAAAGGGTCAGCAAAGCGACACCAAGAGGGTTAGTAGAGCATTACCAACTATCCCCATATATCACTGCAACCAATTGGTTGTCAATTCTTGCCTATCTTTGGCATGGCACTATTGTTTGATGTATTCTCTACCATGCGGCGCAACTCTGACTTGCTATGCTTCTGGAGCGCGTCAGGCGCGGCAAAAACGTGCTTTTTACTGCTATATTCCTTTGACCCGATCCGCCCCATGTCGATCCAGCCAGCTTCCTTGAACGCATGAAGCAGCGCAGCCGGCGGAACCTTTAGGCCAACAGGCAACAAAGGCCCAAGCAAGTCATAGACGCGATGGAACGGCCCACCGATGACACCGTCAGCAAACACACCAACCCGTTGGTGCATCAACTCGACCAGATAGCTTTCCGATGCGCTCATACCATGCTCGACCATGTTCAGCTTCCATTCGGTCACTGGCGGCGGCGCAGAAGGGTTGAACGACGAAACGTCGCGCTGGTGCAGCCAAGCGGCGCATTTTTCATAGCCGCCTGTCTTGTACCAGCCCCACAGCGCGTCCGCTGCTGGCGTTGTCATGCGCGGCGCGTGCGTCCAGACGCAGAACCACCGACGATCCTGCGTAGGCAGCGTGATAGGCAGCGAATCGTTCGTGTAGGCAAGCACCATCAAGCGGTTGACCAAGTCATAAGGGTGCATCCCCTTGCGGTTGACCGACAGCGTTTCAGGTGGCGCAGCGATCAGCGGCTTTAGCTTGTTAGCCATAGCGCGGCGCTCTCTTGCCTCTGGTTCCTTTAACTCGTTTAGAATGACCACTTCCGCCTCAAGCGCATAGCCCCACTGACTGTCCAACCCGCCAGCTTCAATGACTGACCTGTTGCGCCAGTGCTTGCCGCCCAGCGCCCATAGGAACGGCTGGAATATAGTATCCTTGCCCGCGCCTTCATCGCCGCCGATAAGGATAGCGTGGTTAATCTTGACCGTTGGGTTCTGTATCTTGAACGCTATAGCATTAAGGATGTGGTCTAACTCTTTATCGTCGGCTATCAGGTTGCGGCAATGCTCTAGCCACGGCTCGACATCGTAATCTGCAATCTTGTCGCTGGTTGATACGTCAGGGCGGGCGTTGACCCACCTGTTGCCGTAGACCAACCCGTCGCGCGTCACCAACACGTCATCACCAGCGGCAAACGTCACCGCTGCCAACGCTGGCGCGCCGCGATCTTGCCGACGCTCGTCGTAATAGACGGACGCCTGCACACGCTGGGCTTTCTTGTGGATGGAGCGACAGTCAACGTGACGGAACAGGGCGTTAAAGACGTTACGCGCTATCTCTTGGCGTGTGACCATGTCGAAATAGCAATCGTCGGACTGTATGTAAGCGAAACGCTCGAACCACTCGCTTTGTTCCAGCCGTCCTGCTTCTTTCTTTTCGACCTCACGCACACGCGCTGCGGCTTCGTCAGGGAAGGCTTCCGTAGGGGAAATTTTGTCCAGTATGGACGCCATGCGTTCAGCGATTAGTTCATCACGCAAGCCCGGCGTTGCCTTCGGGCCGCCGTTAGTTGCGACCCAATCAAGAAACGTGCGGCTGTCAAAGTCTTGGCAATGCCCGTGATAGCAGCAGAACGAACGATCCAGCGGCTTGTAGCGCGCTTCGATCATGCCGTCGCTGTGTTCCCCGTGGTTAGGGCAGACGATGCCGCACCAGCCGTCGTTGTTGATAGTGCTAAGGACTAGGTTCTGTTCGCTCAACCATGTCAGGACGTTGTCCTGTCCAGTGTCGCGTATCTTGACGGCCTTAAATTCCGCTGTGTCGCCTTCTTCTGGCGTGACGCCCAACGCTTCGCAGATTTGCTCTATCGTGTATTTGCGTTCAGGGTGGAACTCGACCAGCCGCGCAGGGAAGTTGCCCCGCCCTAGCTTCATGTTTATGCTGCCGGGAACGCGGCAGTTACGCACAGCGTTAGTCGCGCCGGGGTCGGTATAGCCAGCGGCTGCAATGGCCTTGATAGCAGCGCAGAAATCGCCTTTGTCGGGCTGCTCATAAAAAGCATAGCCCCACTGGAACGAACCTTCGCTGGTTTCCATTATCCATGTCGGTTCTATTAGCGGCGTCTTTGACTTTGTGCCGATGTCATCCAGCATCATAAACAAGACGAACTCTACGTTAGTCGTTCTGGCTGACGGCTTGCCGTCTTCAAAACGGCTGACGATATATGCGCCGGTGTTAACGTACCAAGACTCGCCTTCTTTGACGCGCGCCTTGTCTGGCATGAACGACGGAAACGTAGCGTTAGGTGTGCCATCTGCGTGGTACATCATATTGCCTTCGCTGTCGTAGCGCGGCTTCTGACGCAACAATAGAGCCGTTTCGCCTACCGTTGCGGCAGCTAATCCAACTATATAATCTATGAATTTCGTG